CCCATAGACATCATCTGTAGGGGTAAATAAGTGCTTCAGTCCTAGATCATCAGTACCGTCTGGGGCTTCGCCGTCTTTAATGGCATGGTTAAGTATTACCTCAAGTTCCATTATAGACTGACGCCTTGCTAAGTTAGTTTTCATACCGCCACCCAAGCAGAGCCGTTATAGACAACAAGACCACTGAAATTGTTACTCAAAGGGTTCCACGGTGAGATGGCATAGCGGACCATACCCCTACGGCGGCCATCTGGCTCTTTCTCTGCAACTTGGACACTCGCCTCAGTTAGGGAGCGTATAGAAGTCTCTAGCTCACGGAGTTCATCCTGTAGATAAGTAGCTATCATATCTGGGTTGATACGAGGGGACTGTCGTCTCACATAACGAGACACCAATAAGTTAATTTTATCTGATAGTGCCATCTAAAGATTACCTCCTACCAGTCACCACCACATCTACGTCCATGCCTGATAGAGCAAAGTCTTTGGTGGTATCGCTAGTCAATTTGTATGAAAGGTAACGCCCCGCCATGCGGGTATCGACCTTATAGTCCACAAGTGAATTAAACGAGACATTGAGCCCATAGTTGGGAGTAGCGTTGGGTGTATTTGCCGCCCCAAAAGTAAAGTTAAAAGTGCCATTAGAATTCGTCGTGGATACCTGTGGGTAAACTCTATTGATTACTTTATAGCCTGCTAAAGAAAGCCCAAGCTCATCTAGGTCTAGTCCAACACGCTCTAGTAAGAACGGCTTAGACACAGCCGTATCTACAGCCTGCGAAAGGGAGCCAGTGTCCACTAGGTCTACGCCATACAGCTTATGGGCAGCTACACCGCCGCCAGCTTTAGATAGGAACAGAGGGTGCTGGCCAAATGGGCTCTCTTGGTCATGGTAAGAGCCGCCTACGTTAGCATAGGTCTGTGTGGCCGCTGCATAGGTAACTACAGAATTAACATTAGCAGAGGAGCCACTAACTACATTGGGTAGGTCTTGGAAACTCCAAGTGTCCTCTTTGTAGTTATAGACAGCAGCGCGGTTACAGGCATCACCATCAGTGAACACAGCCATATCGTCGCCAGAGTGATAGCAAAAGTAAACTTCTTCTAGCGTAGTGTTGTGGAGAACAAAGCACGCTTCGGGCTTAGAGTTATCTAGTCCACTGAAGATGTAGTCACGTACACGCCCGTCACATATAGATTGGCGAGAGTTGCCATCAGTAATGTAGATGTCATCCCTATCAAAAACATAGTGCTTGCCATCGACTTCAGTAATGCAGTTCTGACTGATCACCCCAGCATCATCAAACACCTTACGGAAGTTAAATATAAAAGTACCACCAACGAATTCCATCAGCCAAACTTGGTCTTGAGAGTACACCAAGAAATTAGGTCCAAGAGTTGCACCGTCTACTATAGGGGTCTTCATCTGTACTAAGTCGTTAAAACCCGCTGAATTAGTAAGGTCTGTCTCATCCCAAGTCGAGGGTACAGTGTTAGCTAGAACAGGGTCACTAAAGCGAACTCTGTTTGGGAAGGCCACGTTGTTAGCCTCTACAGTTCCAAGTGCCAACAAGAAGTCACCAAAGGACCGTAGGGATGTAGCTTTGTATCCGCTGGGCCAGTTAGCCAACGCTGTGAAGTTAGTTGCGCTGGGCGTCCTAGCTACTGGAGTTGTGTCAGGTCTATTGCAATACTCAACGTCAGCAAGGGTAGTCGCTGTGACCTTAGCATTGCTTGCAGACAACGATGAGTTAAATCTGAGCGTCGAGGTTCCGTTAGCAAACTCATAGATGTCAAAAGTATTATCTACTAGTAACACCGAGTCAAAACCTGTGAGAGCCGTGATGCCATATGCAAGCTTTGGTGAGTATGCCAGAGTACCTGACACATCCCGAAACACAGGTCCCCTTGTTACTTTGCCCTCAGTAAACCTTACGTTCTTGGCTCTTGTGAAAGCATTGATCGGGAGGTTAAAAGGGTCAACATCAGTTATTACACCAAGAGAACCCAAGCCTCGTATAGGTAGGTTTGCCATGCGCTGTGTTCCTTATTTACCTTAGTTCCGCCCAGACATTGAGAGTACCACCAGTGGCGCGGTAGTAGTGATTGGCTGGTACAATAGCTTGTGATGCCCCAGTATCATTAATACCACCGTGGCCACCTAGGGTTCCTATAGAGATCCAAGTAGAGTTATTGGCGGATACTTGAAGATAACGCTCACCAGATATCGTTGCAGCAACGCTGACCATGATGGGCCTACCAGTTGTGTTTTGGTACGACACGCCTATAGATCGGGCTGGGTTCGACCAACTCTGGCCAACACCAATTGGCGGGGGGTCATTGTCAATTATAGCAGCCTTTAGTTTAGCGGGTGATATGGTTGCCTCAGTCGTGGCTGTGCCTGTGTTCCAGCTAGACTGAGCTAGGGTGGTTGCTGCCCCAGGAGTTCCAGATAGATCCCCATAAGCACCACTGGACGCTACTGTCGCTAGGCCCAGAGTTGTACGGGCTGCGCCTGCGTTGGCATCATCTAAAAGAGTGCCAGCAAAGGAACTAACACCATCGAGGGCGTTGAGCTCGGCGGTTGAGGCAGTCAGGCCTGCAACTAGGTTCAATTCGGTTACCGTGGCCACGCAGCCATCTAGCTTATTGAGCTCGGCTACAGAGCTAGTGATGCCAGAAGTTAAAGCAACGCTAGCGTTGAGTTGCGCTGGGGTGGCAGTGATAGCACCATCTACATTAGGGAAGGTGGCCTTTAAGACTGTCTTTATTAAACGTAGGTGGTCATCAGCCTGCGCGAGGCCGTCAGTGGACGCTGGGTTAGCTATAACCAAGTCGTCAATAAAAGTGCCAGTTTCTAAGCCCATCTGGGGGTTTCCTTTTTGTTTTCTTACAGGGGGCTCTTCGTTACAAAGGCCGACAACAACAACAACAACAAGACCTTTAGTCCTGCTTTTTGAAATTGACTTGCTGCTTTAGGGTGTGGGGGGTCCGAAATCGCCTAGGGAACCTAAACAACTTGATTGATCTTGTTGTGCGAATGCTAACCCACTGTAATCTATAGCTTACATCTGTGCGGGATGTACCATCCCCATGGGAAGACAAGAGCGAACACGAATGACATTAGACATTAGCTTGGGAAATTTATCAGGAGCTCAATTTGTATCTTTTCTACACGGATTGGGAACTAATAACCTGAGCGCACCCAGGCAGATCCAAAACACCTGGGCGAAGCTCTATGCAATCCGTAGATTATCACACGTCATCAAGCCACTCGGCCCAGACCTTTGGATGACACTTAGGACACTTACGGTGAGCCATAGATCTGATTGATCCTCTGTCACCAATGCCAATATCACGAAGCTCTCGCGCTGTATGCATCCTCAGAGTATCACACGCCCTGTTGGCCAGCCTATGATATTCGTAGGCACCTAAGTGTAACACAACTATCTTTAGTCTCTTAATCACTAGTCTAAGCATCTTTAGTTCTACTCTATCTGTTATTACGTTGTAGTAGCAGGGTAGTGGGCTTGGGAGCTCAAAGGCTTTTAACCTAAGCATCTACCAAGCCAGCCCCTCCCCCTTTATCAGTGGGCTATTGCCTCTGCTAATTGTGTGGGATTGGGCGTCTCTTTATTACTCTTAGTGCAAGCGCGGCGGGGGTTGCACCCTGTTCTTCTCTATAGGGTACCTGATCAAAATTAGTGCTTGTCGGGGACTATCAGCCGTGTTATCCCTGAGCCACTGAAGGCACGGCCTTAGTACCCAATTAGTGGGCGACAGGCCGCAAGGTGTGGCAGGGGACTGTAACTCCCCATAGAACACCAAGCGGCTAGAGCACACGGACTACACTGGGATTGCTAGAGGATCGTACCTTCTTCACACTTGAAGGAGCTACAGAATGAACAATGTAAACACATATACAGCCAGTGAGATTACTGAAGAAGCCTTGCGCTTAAAGAACTGTATCAACGGAAACCCCCGCTACTATATATCTGCTGTAATGTTCCACCGTGATGGTGACTTCTACCGCCCTAAGTTTTGCAACAAGTACACTGGCAAGCGTTACGGTGCTGGCTGGGTGTTCACTTCCTATAGCTTAGAGAATGACATTCGTAGATCAATCGAGGTGGCAGCATCTGAAAAGCCAACCGCTAAAGTACGCGCTGAGATCAGCAAACTTGTAAGCGAGGTGTTAGCATGAGCCTCAGCATCACACATGGCGAATTCACAGCCAACATCACAGACAACGGCGGCTATTTGAAAGCTGGGACTAGTTACTTTGTCTCTATCTGCATCGACAGCGGCGACAACTGGATGGGCCAACAGGTCATCAAGTCGCGCAGCTACATGAGCTTAAAGAGTGCCGAAACTGGCGCACGTAAGATGATGGTGGCATTATCATGAAGGTCCTTATCGGTTGTGAGACATCAGGCACTGTGCGTAATGCCTTTGCAGCACTTGGACACGATGCGTGGTCATGTGACGTTCTACCCGCAGACACTCCTAGCAATCACCATATCCAAGGTGACATAAGGGACGTTATGCAGGATGACTGGGACCTGATGTGTGTCATGCATCCGCCCTGCACCCGCTTGACCAACAGTGGCGTCAGGTGGCTGCACAAGGCCCCACCGAATAAAACCCTTGATCAGATGTGGGCAGAGTTGGACGCTGGTTGCGCCCTGTTCTCTGACGTTTGGAATGTTGAGCACATCCCTTTTGTGGCTGTGGAGAACCCAGTCATGCACCGACATGCCAAAGAAAGGATCAGGAATTACGAGCCTTTTGCACAGTCTGTACAGCCGTGGCACTTTGCTGATGCCGAAGACGATGCGGACAACGTAAAGAAGCGCACTTGCTTGTGGCTTCGTGGTCTGCCGAAGCTAGAGCGCACTGGATCTCTTGATGGGTCAACGGCTCGTGACGAATGCCACAAGGCACCACCCAGCGCCGACCGCTGGAAGATACGCAGCAAGTTTTATGCTGGTGTTGCTAACGCTATGGCCAAGCAGTGGACAGCGGCGATTGAGTACGAGATGGCGCAAGTCTCTAGCAGCTTCTCAGATGTTGGCACAAGCTTTGAGGTGGCAGCATGAGAGACACCATCGAAATTATTGGTGAACTGGTGGCGTGCGTTGGCATCTTCACTGTGCCGCTGCTCTTACTCTTTCTATGAGCGCCTCACAGATGGCGGAGCAGCTTTCTTACTGCTTCCGGCGCATGGCTTGGGCCGCAACTCCAGATTCAGAAGATTACTGGTGGCGCGAAGTGCAGGCGCTGGGTAGGCTAACGATAACAACTGAAAACAAAGGAATGAACACATGAACAAGCTATATGAAATATTCGGCGGAGATCACGGGAACTACAAGATATGTGAAGCAGGCAATGCGACAGTATTGGCGTTCGTAAGGCGTAACCAGACTGGCGGCGGCTACACAGTTAGTAGGGCAGATGAAAGCAAGTCTGTTTCAATGCGGCATATGCCCACCGCTGAGAATGGGCGTGAGCAGGCTTCGAGTATCATGGCGCTACTGGATGGCGTACCTAAATTCAGCGCAGACATTGGCTGCTACGTTGAGATCAATGGCTTCACTATATATCTGGAGGTCAGTGAGGCCACCGCAGGCGTCCCATCTGTAAGTTATTGGACAAAGGATTACCCGCAGGACTTTGTAACACACCTGACAGAGGAGCAAGCACAATGAGCAAGCCATACACTTTAGAATTCACCATGGATGACTTTGAGATACTAACAAACGGAAGTATGCGCAGCTTTTTCAACCACCCAGATCAGTCAGGACGATTTGAGACAATTTCCGATGGACCGACGCCAACGGTTGACGCTGGGTATGTGATGCACTGGACGGGCGAGAGTGCCCTCACTGCGTTAGTAGCCGAGAAGCTGCTAAGGGCGGCAGGGTACGAAGTGCACCGCCTGTGGGACATGGTAGAGAACCCAAACCCCCAGTGGTGCTTACTGACCAACTACATGGGTCCACATAGCTCTGAGGTAGCACAATGACACTTAATTTCAAAACATTCGTAGAGGCAGAAAAGCGCAGATTGTGGGACGCAGACGACCACCGCAAACGCTCAGTTGCCAAGGCTGCAAAGTTTAACTCATTTAAGGGCATCGGGCAGATGGACATCAGTGATATTGGTGTTCGTGATGTGCACCAATTCTTTGACCATCTGAATGCAACGGGGCGATCAGATACCACGATCATTCGGTATGGAGCAATGCTGACTAAGGTCTTTCGGGCCGCCAAGAGGCTTAAAGACATACCAGAGGTACCAGAGTTCACAACGCCTAGAGCCGCCGCAGAGGTCCGCCCTTTGTACTTCACAAAGAAGCAAGTGCTGGATATGTGCGACTACTTTGACGACAGCCACCCAGAGTGGTGGATGCGTCATTGGATCATCATTGGCTGCAAGACTGGAATGCGCCATGGAGAGATATTGACTATTACTCCCGAAACTATAATCTCAGGAATCAGTGTTAGCGGAAACACTTACCACGAAGTGTATTTGGCGAAGACCAAAGCACTCACAGATCGACGTGTAGCTATAAGCACGACAGCGCGTGCCGCACTGGCCGCGCTGGGCGACTGCCCAAGGAAGGCACAATACGACGCGCACAGGTTCTACAGAGCTTGGGAAGAGATGCGCGTAGACCTTCTGGATGGCGACGATCGATATGTATTCCACACGACACGACACACTTTTGCGACTGATATGGCCAATGATCTTAAAGCACCAATTTCCACAATTGGTAACGCAATGGGCCACAGAAGTCTTAAGACCACTGCACGCTATATTAAGACCAAAAGTGAACACCAACACGCCCTAGTCGAGCAACTCTAAGCTGGCACTGATCGGGTACCCTATTGAAGAACACTAGAGCAAAAACAAACGGGAGAAGAACACATGGACAACGAAAACAAAGTACGCAGTCCCCATACTTCCAACGAAGCTACAGAGAACACCAAAAAGGTGCCGAAGTGGATCTGGCCCTACGTTGATGATCCAGCTATGCAAGCTGAGAAACAGTCGCAGCGTGCTGCCACAGACTGGCCCAACCCAAAGCACGGACCTCCAGACACCACATTTCTACAAGCACAGCCATGGCCCAACCAAGCAATGGGGCCTCCCAAGAATAACAAAGAACAAGAACGACGAATGAAAACAGACGGACGACAGAAGTTCGCAAAAAGCATCGAGGCAAAGGTCACTCCTAAAGGTACAAAAGTCCCAAAGAGTGTACAAGACAGGCCAGCCCATTTTAATAAGTTAATCAACGTAAGCGCAGACGTGACTGAGGGGCTGAAAGTCCAGCTTAAGAACGCTCAGACTGCCTCTGGAACTAGGCCTATGTGGGTTGATCCTTTGAACTCTGTAAGCCCAGAGACCCTTAGCTACATTGGTCTAATCTGTTGCTTCAATTGTGTGTTAAAAAACTGGAGCCTCTCCAATTTGACACAGAAGATTGGCGAGATGATTGAGCAAGAGCTACTTTTAGTTGAGCTTCTTGAAGATGACGCAAAGACAAACAAAAGGATCATAAAGCAAGTTGAAGAGGCACACAGTAGCCGCGACGTGAGAATAAAGAGCCTTCGCAACATAGTCATGAAGAACGGCTTTCGGTCTTTGCGGTTTGGTGTGTTCACAGATGTACAAAGCAAGTCGGCCATGAAGGTCAGGCGCACTCTTTATGCAGCGCCAGTTCTTAGCGCGGTCTTGCAATACTGTGACGTGTTCGAAAAGATAACCGAAGTGGAGGGCAAGGAGAACACTGTTGCACGCATCCAGTTCACCTCTGAGGCTGAAGAAACTATGAGCAAATCAGAAGAGCACTTGTCGTGGCTGGCCCCAATCTACAAGCCCATGTTGACTGAGCCTGTCCCTTGGACCGCTTTTGATACTGGCTGCTACGAAGATGCGTTTCTGTCTTCACGGGTAAGCTACGTCAGGCAA